CGTACGCCGCGAGTTCCATGATAATTGGACAACCGGGATACTGATATGCGTAGGAAAGAGCCTTACAGCGTAACAACACCTTCAGCTTCCCGCTTCGGGTGCGATTGTAGATCCGCTGTGTCCAACCAAAGTTAGCTAAAACCTTGGCCGGATCTGTGACATTGATTCGGTCTTTTGGGTCGAATACTATGCCACAGAAGGAGGCCGTAGAAATCGTGTCATGTTCCACGGCCTTGATGACCAGCCCCAACTGGGCAAAGTCCTCTTCTTTGGGGGGATTCCCAATCATGGTAAAGAGACCATCATCTCCTTCAACCACGCCTATTACCTCAGTGCAACCTGCTTTCCAGCAAGTGAACAACATGAACATCAGGTTTGAAAACCCATTGCCCAATGAGGTGCACATCTCCCCAGACATTCTGGTGGCATTCAAACTCACCTTAAAATGCTTAAAGACACACAAATTTTCGCCGCCTAACACCTCTCGAACAAGGCGCATGAAATTTTTCCCAGCTGGCAGAAATTCAGTCATGTACGAGTATAGCTCAAACTCGCAGGCGATCATCAACTTCTCGACAAACAACGACTCAAAAGCCGTGTAATCAGTTGCGAGATATTTAGCTCCTTCACGATGTAGGCGCTCCATTATATAATCTGGGCGCTCGGCTACTGGAACATGCTTGATAAAGGCAGGGTATGCATAAACCTTCTCCTCTATCAGCTTAAAGATGGGACCCACAGCACATTTAAACTCATCAGACCGGGAGTTGATAGCCCGGGCGTGCTTGTAGGTTGGATAAGACTCATCTTTCATGAAGGAACTGCATCGGAAGTAGCGATAGGACTTTTCGGGGTCCCATATGCTTCCAACGCCATCCCACTGTACGCGCAGCTCTTTTCGGCGCCAGTCGGGGTAATCAGTATGTGCCAACCAATGTTCTACGGTCACATCTGCATCGGCATCGAGTGGAGTCAACTCGTGCCGGACCCACCGCCGAACGAACCTGGAAAACCTTCTCAGTGTATCGTCATCGGCGGGAGGCGGTTTTATTGCAAACCTCTTCCTCACCCCAGCTATAGTGGTATCTGGATCGTGGGGATCCGGGTGCGGGCAGGCTGCGCCCACCACATGACATCCCAAACTTACCCCAACAGTCGGCCGCATAGAAAGCGCGACCTTCCGCGGCACCGTAATGTGAGCATCCTGCTTTATTTCCTTAAGCGGATCTTGCTTAGACTCTCCATAACGGTACCCTCCTAGAAACCACCTCTGACCTCCTTTCAAGCTAGGGTGGCAGGGAAATACCCGACTCGGTGTTCAAGGCGATCTTTCCAGATGCCGAGCGCGACCGTCACGGTACTTCCGACCACGTCATGTTGCTTCCAACTAAGGTACTTATCAATGTTGGTGAAATGACTGGATTTTGCGAATGATTGCAACCTTGCTTGGGTAGTCTTTTCGTCTGTAGACTGCATGCAGGTTGGCGTTGACAATTGGGCCAGCAGCTCCATTGATATGAGCATCTGGCCGGGCCGATGTGTGAGTTTACCCCAGACATCCTTGTTGATTAGTCTGCCATTAAGCCTAATGGCATACTCAACAAGCCCGTAAATTGCGTTAGCGTGCTTAAGATCCGACATCGCCATTGAGTCCGCTCTCAAATCGGGATGCGTGTAGTTCGTCAGGCTCACCATGCGGTATTCATGTTTGATGCGGGGGGAGAAGAGATTCCGCTTCCCGCACGACGTTAAATGTTTATTGATAATCCACCAGATACTGTGACAGTATACATACTGGAGGAACAACGCAAGTTGTATGCGTGAGTCATCATGACTTATCACCCATTCGAGATCAGCTAGGCAATCTTCAAGATTAACCCAGAGAATGAGCGCCCAAAAGAGCAGG